GTCAATGGTTTGACCAAAAGACGGACGAAGTTTTTAGCAAAGAGTTCAAAGGTTTTGAGTTCGATGTTAATGACAGGAAAATTACATTCTCTCCGGGCGATGCAACTGAGTTGAAGAAAAGCCAATCAACTCCACAGAACTTTATTCAGAAGTTTTTGGATGAGAGCGGAATGATCAAAGACGCAGTTGGATACCACAAAGCCTTATCAATTGCAATGAATCCTGACAAGTTCGCAAAGTTCTTCTATGAGCAAGGATTAGCGGCAGCTACTGATGATGTTACTCGCAAGATAAAGAACATAAACATGTCTGAGCGAAGAGCGCCTGAGGTATCAAGTAAGGATGGTTTTCAGGTTAGAGCAGTGGATCCTGACTCCGGAAGGGGATTAAAAATTCGCAGCGCAAAAAGAGTATAAACTAAAAAATTAAAAAAAAATGGGAATTTTAGCAAGCCCCGGTTTTGCATTACAGCCCGCCGCAGAGCGTGTAGCGTTGGAAACCAATTACATCACAACCTTTGATTTCTTGAATCAGTATCTTCCTGATACTTATGAGAAAGAATTCGAGCGTTATGGAAATCGTACAGTATCATCATTCTTGAGAATGGTTGGTGCTGAGATGCCTTCAATTTCTGACCAAGTAAAATGGGCAGAACAAGGCCGTCTTCACATTAAGTATACAGCTTGTACAACTCCCGCTACTGCAGGTGCTTCTACAGCTACTTTCACAATCACTGATTCAGGTGTTTCCACAAATGCAATCAGAATTGGTCAGACTGTTTACATTCAACAAAATACTACAGGCGCAAGTAATAAAGCTATTGTTACTGCTGTTGGTACATTGACTTTTACTGTAGCTTATTATGAATTGAATGGTCAAGTTTCTACAGGAGCAGGTGGTGTTACCTTTACCGTATTCATCTATGGTTCTGAATTCAGAAAGGGAACTTCAGGTATGGATGGTTCTTTGGAAGCTGAAGACACTATCTTCTCTAACAACCCAATTATCCTTAAGGATAAGTACGCTGTCAATGGATCTGACATGGCTCAAATCGGTTGGGTTGAAGTGACTACTGAGAATGGTGCTACCGGATACCTTTGGTATTTGAAGTCTGAGCACGAGACTCGTCTTCGTTTTGAAGATTATGTTGAAACTTCAATGATCGAAGCCGTTCCTGCAGCTGTGAATGGAGGTACTCAAAGTGGTGCTTATGCAGCAGGATTCAGAGGATCTGAAGGTGTTTTCTATGTAGTAAACAACCGCGGTAACGTATGGGGTGCAGGTAATCCAACTCTTTTGTCTGATTGGGATTCTATTGTATCTCGTTTGGATAAGCAAGGAGCTATCGAAGAGAATGTAGTATTTGTTAACCGCGATTTAGGTTTTGCTATTGACAACATGTTGGCTACGTTGAATGGATATAATGCGGCCGGCTCTCAAGGTGCTTCTTATGGATTGTTTGACAACGATGTTGAGATGGCTTTGAATCTTGGATTCAGCGGTTTCCGCCGTGGTTATGACTTCTACAAGTCTGATTGGAAATACTTGAACGATCCAACCATGCGTGGCGGATTGAACACTACAGGAGCAAGCTCTTCTACTATTACAGGATTGTTGGTTCCTGCCGGATCAACTACTGTTTATGATCAGATCATGGGTAAGAATGCTAAGCGTCCTTTCTTGCACGTTCGTTACCGCGCTTCAGAAACTGAGAATCGCCGATTCAAAACTTGGATCACAGGTTCTGCCGGTGGTGCTTCTACAAGCAGCTTGGATGCTATGGAAGTTAACTTCTTGTCTGAGCGTTGCGTATGTACCTTGGGTGCTAACAACTTCGTATTGTTCCGTTACGGAGCCTAATCTTAATAAAAGGAAGTGTCCACTGTGGACACTTCCTTTTTTATCTTTTAATTCAAATCCAATAAAATCATGGCAAAAGAAAAAGTCATTAAAGACAAAACCTACCGTTTATTAAACGGATCCCCGCTAACATTTGTGTTGGCATCTCGTAATCAACCTCGATTTCCTTTAATGTGGTTTGATGAGAAAAAAAATCAAAACAGAATTTTACGTTACGCTATAAATCAAAAGTCTCCTTTTGAGGATGAGCAGGACAATAATCCAATTTTGGAACCTATTGTTTTTGAAGATGGAATGTTGCATGTTCCTAAAAACAATCCTGTATTGCAGGAATTTTTGTATTACCATCCCCAAAATGGTACTGTATTCGCTGAGTTAGATAAAGAGAAGGAAGCATCTGAAGATGTAAGCTATTTGAATCTTGAAGTAGATGCATTGGTAGAGGCAAGAAGCCTTGATATTAATCAGATGGAAATGTTGACTCGTGTTATCTTCGGTAAAGATCCATCTACATTATCTACCGCTGAAATGAAGCGCGACATTTTGGTATTTGCAAGACAGGATCCGCAGACTTTTATGGACATGGTAAAAGATCCTGAGCTTAAGTTCCAAGCTAAAGTTAGAATGTTCTTTGATAGTGGATTGTTAGTTGTGAAGAATGACAAAGATATTTACTTCAATACCCCAACATCGAAAAAGAAAATGTGCTCAATTGCTTTTGGTAGCGATGCATTTGATATGGCAATAGCCTACTTGCAGAGTGATGAAGGAATTGATTCGTTAAAAATGTTAGAGACTCTCCTCTCTGAGGATTGATTTGATGATTGATTAAAAAAGGTAGGGGCTCAATTAGCCCCTATTTTTTTTGACTATATTTGTAAAAAATAACCCATGATTAATTCAGTTAGAAATACCGTGTTGTCCGTATTAAATAAGAACAACTACGGCTACATTTCACCATCTGATTTTAACCTGTATGCAAAGCAGGCTCAGATGGAAATCTTTGAGGAGTATTTTAGTAATTACAACAAGTTAATAAGCGCTCAAAATGTACGCGCTGTCGGTTCTGACTATGCTGATTTAACCAAGGCTGTTGAAGAGGTGATGGAGATTTTTCTTGTGTCTAAATTTTTACATCCTCAAACGAGATACAACTATCCTCTTGACATTAATATTCCGTATAATGCTTATAAAATACCATCATTAACCACAACGGGTGACGAGGCTTTTATGTTTGTGAAATTAATTTATTACGGATTACCAATAAAGACAGGAATGGGTATTTCTGCCGGCCCATATAATCTTTTAGATCCGAACCCTCCTAATTTTACAAGTTTAGTTAAAGTAGGTGATATTGTTTTTAATCTGAAAACATTTCAGAATAGTGTAATAACAACTGTTGCGTCAACGAGTATTTGGACTTCTGAAAATATATTTAGCGATCTTGAATATGAGCCATACGCTGTCTACAGATTGCAGAATTATTCAGAGCTTGAGAAGGTTACTGAAGGAAAAATATCAGCTTTAAATGCATCAGGTTTAACGAAGCCTAACACAATGTTTCCGGCTTATACTATAACTGATAGTATCATCAATACTTATCCGGATGTCATAAATGGATATGGAGCTTTGAATGCAACATACTTCAGATATCCAAAGGATCCCAAATGGACATATATTTCTTTGTTAGGCGGTGAGCCAAGCTTTGATCAGTCTCAACCTGACTATCAAGATTTTGAATTACCTACAGAGGATGAGTACAAATTAGCTATGAAGATTCTTCAGTACTGCGGAATCTCAATCAGAGAAATTCAAGTGGCTCAGTTTGCAATCGCTCAAGAGCAACATGAGCAACCATCATTTAGTCAACAACAATAATTATGGCGTATATATCACAATACGAATACTACGATAATAACGGTAATAATCCTCAGGATGTTAATTGGGGATCATATCAGTACGTCAGCTTGTTTGACATTGTCAACAATTTCATGTTGATGTATGCCGGTAATCGCTCATTGATCAATAATGAGGAACGCTATAAGGTTTTGTTCCACGCTAAGAGGGCAATACAAGAGTTGAACTATGACGCGTTCAAGGAACTTAAAGTATTAGAGCTCAGTGTCGCTGATTCACTTAGATTTGTTTTACCATCTGACTTTGTCAATTGGGTTAGGATCTCAATGTATAAGGATGGTTTGCTTAGACCGCTTACTGAGAATATTCAGATCATGTCATCTAATGCTTATCTGCAGGATAACTCAGGTAATATTTTGTTTGATGAAAATGGTAATATCCTTCAGCCTCAAACATCAACACTTGACTATGACAGATTGCACAAGCTTGAGAAGAGTTTGTATTTGAACAGAGAGAGTGTTTATCACAATCATTGGGGATGGTGCTTGGACGGTAATTGGTATTTCCAATATTCCATTGGTGCTGCATATGGATTAAATACTGAGACAGCGAATAAAAATCCAACTTTTAATATTGATAAGAAAGCCGGTGTAATTAACTTTGACTCGTTGATGATGGGTGAGCTTTGTATTCTTGAATACATCTCAGATGGAATGGAGAATGGAGATGACTCATTGATCAGTGTCAACAAACTTTTTGAGCAGTATATTTATGCTGCAATCAAGTATGAGATACTGAATTCAAAGCTTGGTGTGCAGGAGTATGTTGTGGCAAGAGCGAGAAAAGAGCGTTCAGCTTTACTGAGAAACGCTAAGATTAGAATAAGCAACATACACCCCGGTAGATTGCTCATGAACCTAAGAGGAATGGATAAGATGATTAAGTAACATGGCGAATATTTCAAGAAACTTTACAGCAGGTAAGATGAACAAAGTCGTTGATGAACGGCTTGTTCCCAATGGTGAGTACATAGACGCCATGAACGTCCGAATGGGATCGACTGAGCAGGCTGAAATTGGTGTCATTGAGAATACTAAAGGTAATCTTGCTTTAACAGCTCTTACTTACATTGACGGTACTCCATTGAGCGCTGAGGCAAGATGTATTGGAGCCTTTGCTGATGGAGCGAATGAGACGCTATATTGGTTTGTTCATGATCCTAATTTTACGGGACACGGCCCGGTTGAAAGACTTGATCTTATTGTTTCATACAATGTTCTAAGCACGATCTTAACTTATCATGTTGTCGCTATAAACGATGGTAGCGATCTTGTAACGTCATTAAACTTTAATCCTAACTATCTAATAACAGGAATTAATAAAGTTGACAATCTTCTTTTCTTTACTGACGATTACAATCAACCAAGATTTATTAATGTTCTTAGAACGTATCCAATTCCAATAAACAATATAGACGCAGGTAGTGAAGCTGACGCCAACATACTGAAAGAGTCTTTGCTTGTTATTAAAAGACCTCCTACTGAATCTCCGGGTATTACCCTAATAAAGCAGGGTGAGGAGAATAATTACTTAGAGACAAGATTTGTTTCTTTTGCCTACAGGTATAGGTATATTGATGGAGAGTACTCAGCTACATCACAATGGTCTGATATTGCTTTTGAGCCCGGTGCTTTTGATTTTAGCTATAATAGCCTTATGGGTGAGGGTATGCAGAACGCTTACAATACAGCTATTATATCCTATAACACAGGAAGCTCTCTTGTTGTTGGTATCGATCTGCTATTTAAGCAAGCTGAGAACAATGTAATAAAAGTTATTGAGAAGTTGGACAAAGCTCTTTTAGGATTACCTAACGATACAGTTCAAACTTTTGCATTCTCTAATAGTAAAATATTTACCGTTCTTTCAGAAGGCGAGATATTGAGGCTTTATGATAATGTACCAAGATTAGCCAAGGCTCAAACAATAATGGGTAATAGGTTGATGTATGGTAATTATGTTGAAGGATATGATCTCGTTACAAAGTTTGATACCCCAACAAGATTAGAATATCAGACTGAACTTATTTCAGATGATATTGATGATTTAAATTTTGATTCAAGTAAAGTATTTTTTGAGAGTGGAAATTATACATTTGGTGGTGGTGGTACTTTTGCTGATGCTGTTTTATGTATAGACTTTTCCGGATTTGATTTATCTCAGCCGGGATTGATCTACGTAAATTTTACATTAGATCATGGATCTTTCTATGGTGATACTCCATTCCCTACTGAGATAACAGAAGGATTAAGTTTTTCTTTTGCGTTTAATATATTGACCGGTTACTCATCAGCTTATGAAATGGGATCAAGTCCTGAGTTTCAACAAGCTGTTGGAACAGCGTTAAACATATTACCCATCTTCTCTCCAATTGTTGGTGATCAAACATCTTGCGATGGTATTACATGGACTGATCAACTTAATTGCGCTGTACCAACTGATCTTGTAACACCTAATGGTCCCGGATCAGTTTCTAAATATCAAAGCGGTATTAGTGCTGATTTAGAACCTATTGCTATATTGATAGATCCATCATCAACTATTATCAAATTGCAATTCCCTGCTATTAGATATGTTGACGATCCTATGAGTCTCGCTCCAACTCAAAGTGTTTATGAGGTATTCTCTTGCGTATTAGCAACTGTATCTTTTAGATCTTCAAAAACTACAAGGAGTCTGCATAGTAATCGAGGATACGAGATTGGTATTGTTTACATGGATGAGTTTGGTAGATCGAGTACCGCGTTAGTTAGTCCATATAATACCGAGCATGTACCATGTTATGCTTCAGGTAAACAAAATCATATTAAGGTAACTATACCTGTAACTCAAGTTGCACCTTGGTGGGCTAAGAGGTATAAGTTTGTTTGCAAAGCTTCTGAGGAATCTTATAATGTTATCTACTCATCTCTTTATTTCACAGCTGAATCAGGTGACGCTGCTTATTTTCTTCTTGAAGGAGAGAATATTCAAAAGGTTGAGGCGGGAGATAGATATATTGTCAAGAGAGATAAGACAGGCCCATTAACAACTTGCACTTACGCAACTGTTCTTGAGAAAGAAGTTCAACCTGCAGGATTTATAGTAGCCCAAAATGGTATTAATGTACCTGAAGGTGTTTACATGAAGATAAAACCTGAAGGATTTAATACAACATTAGATGAAAATTCTGTAATAATTCCGGGTCCATATACTGATTTTAGAGCAAAGCAGGTAAGCACTACAACTATACCTTGGATAACCTATCCAATGAACATATACGATGGCACAAGTTGGGTTGATTATACAGTCCCTGCAGGAAGTCAGATAACTATTTCTTTGAAGATAGTACGCCCTGAAGATCCGAGTATTGCTCAATGTAATAATTTTGTATACGATTTAAATATTGTGTTAAGCTCAACAGGTGATTATAACAATATGTATGATTGGTGGATTGGAGATAATG